CCCTGCTGTGAAGATATTAAAAAACTTCTATACAGGTAAGACAGCGTTAGTGCGTGAATTTAAGTTGTATGAGTTCATCCTTAAGAATAGAGCAGTATCTCAAAATAAGGCAGAATCTATCGTATCAACCATCATAGAAATATCTAGAACGGTTAATTCAGATACCCTTAAGAAACAGAAATACAGTCTTATTAAGGAAATTAAAGAAAGTTACGACGTAGAGGAATTCTTTTCAATAAAAGTACCAGACTATAAACCACTAGCAGCATTATACTGTTTACTAGAAGCCCATAAAGCCACAGATGTTGTCGATCCAGAGGTACTTATTGATAATAAGACAACCTTACTGGAACATCTTACAAATGCAGAACAGGATAAGGATGATGTAAAAGATACGTTAATAGAAGAATATTCTAAATACGATAAAGATTTAAAACTACTGACCTTTAAGATACTTTTAGAGAAGTTTAATAAAAGGTACAAATCTCTTTTACCAGAGCAAAAAAATATACTGAGAGAATTTATAACATCAGTAGATTCCTCAACTAGGTTGAGAAATATAGTAAATGAAGAGCTAAGTAAACTTAGAGTAGCTATAATAGAGGTAGGTAATGACGTTGAAGATGAAATTATTGGAATTAAACTACAGGAAGTAGTTAAGACAATTATACCGGTACCTAAAACAAAAAGAGTAACTGACGATCATCTTGTAAATATAATGCAATATTACGAGCTGGTCCAAGAATTAAAGAAGTAATGAAGAGAAGTGAATTAACAAATTTTGTTCAAAGTGTAATAAAGGAGATGAACACCACAGGGGGTGGAGCTTCATTTACACCAGGATCAGGAGCACAAACAGGATCTCCAAAAGCTTTTAAGAAAGTTAAAGGAAAAAAAAGACCACATAATACTAAAATGTTCGATTACTTAGATGAAGACACTACAGGAAAAATATAACGCAATATTAGAGAATAACTTCTCTAAAACACAATTTGTTAGAGATGCTAAACTACAGCTACCTAACTACATTAGTCCTTTTAACGGATACAAAGACACTGTACAGATTCTTAAGAATAAAGGTGTGATTGTAGAGGCTAAAAAAACACCAGCAGCAGATCTTGAAAAGAACTACTCATTAGAATCAATTCAGAGAGGTGTTGACGTGGAGTTAGAAAAAATGGGTATCGATACAGTAGGAACTGTACAAAAGAGTGACTATGAAAAAGCCAAAGCTAAAGTTATGAAAAACTTAGCTAAAGACTGTAACTTCTACTTGCATTTAATGTCAGGAGATTCTAAGAAAGTAGATAAACATGACCAAATGACACCAGCAACAGCAAAAAATACTGTTGATACTTATAACGGACTTAAGAAAGCTACACTAAAGGAATCTAAAAAAGGTAAAATAAGTGAATTTTCACCTCATGGAACTCCGGCTTTTGAGAAAGGAGATAAGAACTCCATGAGTGAGCATCCAAAGTGGGATGATTTAACCGCTGATGAAATACAGGACTATATAGATGCTAATCCAACAAGTCTTTGGGGACGTAGTCTAAGTATAGCAAAAATGGTAATGGATAAGAAGAAGACTAATTTTAAAGAAATGAAACATCCAAGCTACCCTAAAGCTACTAACCAGTATCAAGGAAAGGTAGATGGACTTAATCACCATAAAAAACTATCACCAGCTGGAAGAGAAGAACATAGAAAGAGTAGACAAGCTTGGGTTAAGAAAATGAAAGCTAAAGGACTTTTTGATTTAGGAGAGGAAACATTATCATCTGATCAATTATCAAAGAAAGAGATAATACTTAAAGCTTTAAATAGTGCAAAATCTCTAGAAGAAGGTAGAGCAAGAAAAATTAAAGGAGGTAAGATAGTAAAAGAAGATGATTATGGAAATGGAGGATACGTAGAGTCTATGGGTCCAAGATTAGAAAAAGCTATCAAACACTTACTTGCAGTATGGGATGAATGGAAAGACGGTCCTATGACAGAGCCAGGAATGATTCCACACGCTAAGAAAGATTTAGTAGACTATCTTGCAAGTAATTTACAGGAAGTAGAAGAGAGTGTTGAAGAAGGTACTGATAATATAGAAGAAGCTTCAAAATCATTTGACGCATTAGTTAAGAGATACGTAGCAAAAGGACTTTCTTTAAAGAACGCTAAAATAAGAGCATCCCAAGATAGAAATGCATCAGATAGAGCAGCAGAACGATCAGAGGAAGATGCTTTCGGTGTATATGAAGAAAATAAAGTAAGAGAACAACTTAAAGAAACCTTTAAGAAAATGATCACAGGTATTCTTACAGAAGACAGAAAACTTCTTAAAGAAGCTAGAGCAGAAAATTTAGAAAGGTATATCAACTATGAAAATAGTGATAACGAAGACCTAGCAGCACGTATACGTAAAGGAGCTACAGATTTAGCAGATCATATCGCTAAGATTGAAAAGACTTATCTAGACACTAGACAGAATATTGAGAATATATATACAAACATAGGTCCATTTATGGCACCAGCAATATCAGCAGCATTTAAAAAAGACTTAGAACCAGTCCTTCAGAAATACAGATCGATAGAGCTACCTAAGACACAAGTAGCATCACCAGAACAGCAGGAAATGATAAGACAGAATCCAGCAGGAGGAGAAGTTAATGAGAATAAGTCTCCAAAAAGAAAATATACTAAAAGAAAAAAGTAATATGAAATCAGATTTCGATATACATAACTGGAAAGCTAAACTGTACGAAAGCTCTAATAATAAAAATCAGAGTGTAGAACAGATAATGGACGAACTTCGATACTTTTCTGCAGAGGAAATGGAGGAACTTTTATATAAGCTTGCAGAACATTACAGAAGATCAGCAGACCAGTTAACAAACATGGATGCTAAATCAATAGCCAGTCACTTACTTGGTGCATACAAAGGAGTAAAGAGTAGAACAGGAAACTAAAAGAACATGACAAAATTACTTGTAGATATAACATCGTTTAAACCTATCCTTAGGGAATCTAAGCAAAGACCTGGTGTTTTTGAGGTAGAAGGTGTATTACAAAGAGCTGGAGCTAAAAACCAGAACGGGAGAGTATATAAAAAAGAGATTTTAGTAACTGAAGCTCAAAAATATGTAGACGAGTTTGTAAAGAACGGGAATGCTTACGGTGAGTTAGATCATCCTGAATCAGCAGTAGTGTCTTTAAAGAATGCATCACATATAATCAAAGAATTATGGTGGGATGGTGATGAACTGAAAGGAAGAATAGAACTTCTTAATACACCTTCAGGAAATATTGTAAAGGAGATTGTAAAAGCAGGTCATACAATAGGTATTTCATCAAGAGGAACAGGATCAGTAGAACAAACAAATGAAGGAACATTAGAAGTACAGCCTGATTTTGAGTTAGTATGCTGGGACTTTGTATCTAATCCTTCAACACATGGAGCATTTATGAATCCAGTAAGTTTAAACGAAGGAAAGCAAGCTTGCACCAGATACTGTAAAGCACACGATCTAATTAACGACATATTAAGAGCATAATGGGAGAAAGATTCAACTATTACAGGTTTCTAACTAACTATAAGGAGGAACAAGGTAAAAAGATTTTAACAGAGGATAATACTAACGAAAATAAGCTAGTTACCCATAGAGTCATTAAAGAAGAGCCTTTACAGTATAAGATAGTTGTAAATGTAGAGAGTAGACCAGGAGTAGACTATGGATACACTGTAGAAGCAGGTAGCGAAGATGAAGCATTAGCTCTACTAAAAGATAAAATAGGGGAAATCACATATAGCGTTAAAAGTATTAAAGGATTCCAAATATCTCCAGACTTACCAGTAGAACCAGCAGGAACTATTGACGGAAAGAAGGTAGACATGGGAACAGTTCAACTAGACGGTGTAGATGATAGGGATTACCCTGATTTTACCGATACTTTCATAGCAACAGCTAATTTTGAAGATGGAACCGAGTTAACAGATGATCAATTAAACAGATTACAGGATCAGCATGCAGATCAACTACATCAATGGGCATATGAATCGTTATTTGAAGGATTAACACCTAAAGAGAGAGTACTTAAGGAAGATGTAATTAAATTAATTGTTATTGAAGGTCTTGAAGGATATTCTAATGATGCACTAGCTGATATGATTGTTAATCTATCAAGGTACGAAGGAAATGAACAAGATATACAAGATGTTAAGAAAGAATTAGCAAAACGTAAAGGAAGTGTTAAAGAAAATACATTAGAACATCCAGACGACATAGAGTGGACAGAAGACGGAGTACTTCCATACGGAGGAACAGATAATCCTTGGGATCAAGATGAATCAGAAAGAGAAGGGTATGATGTTGAGATGAACGGAAAAAGTACAAGCACAGGTAAGTATTATGTAGGGATAGCTGCAGGATCATATGGCGAAACTGATTACGACTCAATCGAGATAGATAGAGAAATGAGACCAGAAGAAGCAGAAGCTTACCAAGATTACTTAGATAAACAGTTGCAAAAACGATAAAAAACACATATATTTAGCATAATAATAATAATAATAATAAAATGGCAGACAATTTCGACCTTAAAAAATTCTTAATAGAGAATAAACAAACTTTCGATAGTAAGAGAGTTAACACAGTAATCAAGGAATTTAACGCACAAACCTATATTGAGAAAAAATACGGACAAGAGGTATTAAGACAGGTTTACGATGATTTAACAGGAGATGATGAAGATCAACAAGGATGGAATACTTGGGACTCTTTAATCTCAAGTAAAGACACAGACGAAATCGACTCAATCGTTAGAGATTACCTCCAGGGAATTAAAGAAAACGAAAAAGAGGAGACCTCTAACTACATAAGCGGAAAAGATATATCAGTAGCTGATCTCTTCAAGAAAGTAGGGATAGATCTTAACAGACCTGTACGCACTGAAACAGATTACGGATCTCCTGGTAATGTTGAGGTAAAAGATAATAGAGACCCTAAAGAACTTTTAAAATATCTAGAAAGTCAAAGACAACAGATATTAACAGATCCTGAAAACGCAAAAGAAATCGAAGATGGTTTTGCTATAAACTATACACTAGATCCTACAGAAGTAGGGTATACTCCAAACGATGAAAGCGGATTTAAAACATCAGTTCTTTTCTTTGACAGCGAAGATGTATTAATCTTTCAGAAGTAAATAGTAAAAACATAACACACCATAAGAACCTACCCGAAACGGTAGGTTTTCTTGTTTCCGGAACCTAGCACTATTTATTATTACAAATATACAGTCACTATACTGTATTCGCATAAAAAACTTTCCTATTACGATTCCAATAATCGTAGACACAACAAAAATTTATTAAATGCACAACAACAAAGAACTATTCAAGGAAGCTATTGCTGCCGCGAAGTCTGTACGTGAAGCTGCTATAATCAACGCTAAAGACGCTTTAGAGGAAACATTGACACCTCATTTAAAAAGCATGTTAGCTGCAAAACTTCAAGAGATGGAAGAGTCTGATGAAGAAACAGTTGATGAAATCCAAGGTGGAGAAGTAGACGTTAACACGAAAGACACAACTGAACAGACTAAACAACTTGAGGAAGAACTTACTTTCGAAGAGGAAGAAGAAGGTCTAGAAGACGAAGCCGAGGTTGATTCAGAAGAATCTGAAGACGAAGCAGAAGCTGGCGAAGAAGGTGAACTTGAAGACGAATTAGAAATTGAAGATTTAACTATCGACGATTTAAAAGACCTTATTAGAGACATAGTTGGCCAAGAGGCTGGCGAAGGTGGACTAGAAGGAGAACCAATCCCAGGAGAAGAATTACCAGGCGAAGAAATGCCTGCTGATGATATGATGGGAGCAGAAGAAGAAGAGGAAATTGATTTAGACGAACTTCTTAGAGAACTTTCTGCAATGGAAGAAGGCGAAGCAAACGAAGGTCAATTTGGTGGAGAACCAACCGGAGGAGCTGCAGCTGGACTTGATAGTATCGTTGACGGATTAAAAGCTCTAGTAGCTAAAGGAGGACCTATTGCTGCAAAAGCAATAGCACTTTTACAGGACTTAGGAGCCGGAGCCGGATCAGCAATGAGAAACGAACAAGAAGAATCTAAAGAAGAAACTGTGGAAGAAGTAAAAGCTGACTTGAAAGAGGCAGTTAAGACAGTTAACGTACTTAAGAAACAACTTCAAGAAGTTAATCTTCTTAATGCTAAATTACTTTATGTAAATAAGGTATTCAAAGTAAATAATTTAAACGAGTCTCAAAAAGTGAATATTATCACTGCATTTGATAAAGCTGAGACAGTAAAAGAAGTTAAATTAGTTTACGAAACTGTTTCTAAAAACGTAATTGCTAAGCCTATAAGAGGACGCAAAATACAAGAAGCAAAATTAGGTAGAGCTTCAAAAGCCACCGGAACTACTGCTGCAAAACCAGAGATTATCTCTGAAGCATCAGACGCTGTTAGAAGAATGCAGAAACTAGCAGGAATTATAAAATAATTAAAGAACACATTTTTTAAAAATAATTATGGAAATTAACCAATTATTAGAGAGTGCTAACCCTTACAAAAGCGTACAAGCAGATGCTGCACGTTTAGCTGGGAAATGGCAACAGTCTGGATTATTAGAGGGAATCTCTAACGAAATCGAGAAAAATAACATGGCTATGATTCTTGAGAATCAAGCTAAAAGAATCGTATCTGAAGGTTCTGTTACCGGTAACGGTACTGCAGGAGCAAGCTTCACAGCCGGTTCAGGAGAACAATGGGCAGGAGTAGCTTTACCATTAGTACGTAAAGTATTCGCTCAAATCGCTTCTAAAGACTTTGTATCTGTACAACCAATGAATTTACCTTCAGGACTTGTATTTTACTTAGATTTTAAATACGGATCAGGTAATGCACCTTTCTCTGAAGGAGACAATATCTACGGAAACGTTTCAACTGCAAACAGTAAAATGGCTGTAGATCAAGACGTAGACGGAGGTCTTTACGGAGCAGGAAGATTTGGATACACAATCAACTCGGCTTCTTTAGCCATCACTCAAGGGGTAGGAGCTGCAACATCTGCATCTATCGGATTTGAAGCTGGAATTAATCCAGGCGACTACTACACAGTAGCAGTTGATTTTTCAGGTACTAACTTTGATGCTGAAGGCGTAAGAGCTTTTAGAATCTTATCTGCATCAGCAGACGTAACAAGTTTACCACAGTATACTACAGTATCAGGAAATGCAGTAACTTTCGTTATCGCAAAATCTGCTACATCAGTAGATACATCAATCACAGGATCTGTTGTTTATCACAAACAACCAACTGATAATAAGAGAGGTGACTTTGAAGACGGTAACACAACTTTAAACTCAGCAAACAATCCAATCAGTATTCCTGAGATCAACGTAGAACTTGCTTCTGAAGCAATTGTTGCTAAAACACGTAAGTTAAAAGCACAATGGACACCAGAATTTTCTCAAGATCTTAGTGCTTACCAAAACATTGACGCAGAAGCTGAATTAACTTCTCTATTGTCTGAATATATCTCTATGGAGATCGATTTAGAGATCTTAGATATGTTAATCTTAGGTGCTCGTACAACTGAAAAGTGGTCAGCTAGAAATAACAGAACATATGAGAATGGAGCTTGGTCTTCAGGAACAGCTGCTTCTACAGATTTCTATAACACTCAAGGACAATGGTTCCAAACACTTGGTACTAAAATCCAAAAGATCTCAAACAAAATTCATCAAAAAACTTTACGTGGTGGAGCTAACTTCTTAGTAGTATCTCCAACAGTAGCTACAATCTTAGAATCTATTCCAGGATTTGCTGCTAACACAGACGGTGACAAAATGGACTTTGCATTCGGTGTACAAAAAGCCGGATCATTAAACGGACGTTACAAGGTATACAAAAACCCTTACATGACTGAAAACACAATCCTTATGGGATACAGAGGTTCTCAATTCTTGGAAACAGGTGCTGTATATGCTCCATACATTCCGTTAATGATGACACC